TCCAGATGGAAGAGAAGACTTTTCTTCCAGCCGGATCAGACTGGTTAGTCTGGATCGGACCCTGGACGACAGTAAACCCCAGTTCAATTCCGGGAGTACCCTTCTGCTGGCTTACCGTCTCCTTGGCCTTCTCAATGCGGCAATGGTACTTGCCGGGTTCGAGTACGGTTCTTACAGGAGCATCATTCAAAGACTTTGCATCAAAAAGAGACATCTATGTCCCTCCTTCAAAACTCGCCGAAGTAGCAGACACAAGCCCGCTAACCTGCTTCGGTCGAAATCCTACTATAGCGCAGGTCTCGCTATCTTGTCAAGAAACTTTGGGGGGCATTTTGAGCGACCGGAATGACGCACGAATCTTGTCGTAGTTGGCATCCTCGAAGCGAACCTGATCCAAGAGTCTGGTCTTTGCTTCATACCACTTGTACTTTGTTGCGTAGAGATTGTACTTTACGGCCCCAGCCACTTCCGAGCGCTCCATAAAGTATTCCTCGTCGAAGACGGCACCAATAATATCGCGGTACTTCCCGGTCATCATGGGCTTACCTTCGAGCGCCCCCGTGAGCTCATCCTTTTCCTCATCCACAAGGGCAGTGACGACGACATTCTTTGTGTCTGAAATGTCTTTGATGACGTTTCCGACCTGAATAAGAGCGATTTTGAGACGACCGTAGTCGTCCCGTTGTGCATTCTCCATGATCGGGTCTCGCTTGTTCCCAATCATGATTTCCTGCATGAGGTACTCGTCAGCAAGAGAGGAGATACTATCAATAACAATAGTCTCCCGGTCAGCCAACGGTCCCCCTGGAACGAAGTCTCCCGCCTTGTTCCGGATATCAGTGAGGATGTTGAGGAGCATGGTGTAGGTCCCGACTTTAGGAAGACGAATCATTTTGATATCCCCCGTCGGGATGCTCCGCATACCTTTGTCCGTGTCTATGAATAAAGGCTTGGGGAAAGTAGACGCAAACCGTGTCTTCCCCGAACCAGCATTTCCGTAGACTAGAACCCGAAACGTACCCGAGGCTTCCCTCGCGTCATACGTTTTTATCAAGGACGAATAACTTGCCATTCTACCTCCAAGAAAGAATTAGGACGATTAAGATGGTTAGGATAGCCAGAACGACTACCCCACCATTCCTAGCTACGATCTCCCCCCGATTCACAAGACTCCTCCGCCTGAGCAAACAGGGTTTCACGTCCAGCCCACGGGTCTACAAAATAGTTTGACCCGAGTACCATACCAGGAGTTATCCTGGTCCGACAGATGTCAGCATACTCACACCCGAATGTAGAGCAAGCAGAGCCATTCCGTGGAAATAGAAGTGCATCCGGTACACCCTTATCATAGGCTTTTATCCGCCTGGCTAGGTCCTGGAATAGACCTAACATCTCTATCTCAAACTGAGCAATTGAGAACTTAGATCGAATCATTTGTACTTGCTGGACTTCTGCATTCGGGTCTCTACTTTTTGCCGATGCGCGGGAAAACACGATGTCGAGAAGGACTCCACCGAAATTAAGTCGCAACTCCGGATGAGTTTCAAGCAACCCCCAACCATACGCGGTTGCTTGGTCTTGTTGCTCCACTGTCTCAAGCATTCCTTGGATAGAGTACCCCGTAGTCTTGTGTTCTGGTATGAGGATTTCCCCAGTAGATCGCTTCTTCACTACAGCATCCGGTCGGATAGTCATGGTGAATTGGTTCCCCACTTTTGGCTCAAACTGCTCCTCAATAAAAAGAATGTCATACTCTTCGTGGAGCTTCACTCCAATCTCGTCATACCACTTGCGGAAAAGTATCGGCAACTTGAACACAACCTCGTCGAAGTCCTCCAGCTTTCTGAATTGGAGGCGGTTCTCCGTTATCTCGGCAAGCATTACGAGATAGGCTGTCTCGGCAAGGGCCTTGGAATCCTCTGTCTTACTCCCTCGATAGAAGACTTCCATCCCCGAATGCCATGCCTTTCCCAATATAAGGGCCTTACCAAGACGGCTCGGCAAAATGCCCCCCAAATACTTGATGTACCACTTCCTTGGGCAATTTTGAAAGGTGTTTATGAAGTGGAACCCAAGTGAACTTTCTCGGACAATCTCTTTGATTGTAGGTTCACTCATTTAGTACCACCTTCGTAAAAACCACTCTGTACGTTGTAAGCTACGTCATCGACTATTCCATAGAAGTGGCGGGAGATGACTCCCTTTACCTCGATTTTGACGTACATCTCGTCAGCGAATGAGCTGAATCCAACCACCTTTCGTCCATTCCAAGTCAACATGTGTTCGGAGAGATACTTACGTAACTCAGATAATCCGTGGATAGGAACTTTCGCGTTAGGAAGCTGTTGAAAGATTCGAGTGACTACTTCTGTTCCACTCACTTGTCCTCCTGTAGTAATGATTTTTTGCACAACGAACAACTGTCGTTGGGGAGTAACTCAGTGAAGAACAAAGGGAATGTGTGAAAGTCTGCCCGAAGTTCGAGGGCTTTTTCTCCATAACATTTGTCACACAGGAGAAGTTTTTCTCCAGGTCTCTTCCAACTGCTGGCTTCATACCCAGCAATTAGTAGCTTCTGCTTTCCGCTTTCGGGCATTCGACCTCCTTCGGGGGAATCGGCTTGCGTGAAAAGAATGAGTCGAATAAGGGATTGAACCCATACACAGGTGGGCGGTCATCGAAGTTTGGAGTATAACGTAACTCCAATGCAAGAAGCATCAAGGCATTGCAGGCCATGTGTGCTAGATGTGGGAGTCCCGATTCACTATCTTTGTCCTGGTGCATCTTCCATTGGGTTAGATGCCGCAAGAGACCGGCTTCCAGGCGACTGGCTGGGATACCTTCCTCCCAATTACGGTCCCCATATTTTGCCGCTCCCATAGTGAGCACTTGGGCCACAGCAAGTAGCGCATCGTTCGGAAGTAAATCCATCCGAACCTTTCCTTGGTCATGTTTTACTCCTGCCATAGAACCTCCTAGCGTAAAGATAAAGATTGAAGTTGAGAAACTTTGTCTTCAAGAGCATTCACTTTCTCTCGAAGAGTAAGAACTTCGTTGTAGAGATGCATCAACGCATCAATGGCCTGGTCTGCAAGTAGGGTAGTGGGTCCGGAGATAGCGGTATAAAAGTCTAAATCACGCATAGAGTACTCCTTAGAACGCATTCTTCCTTAGTCCTTCTCTATAGGCATAGGGTGTGTGGTTTAGGGTAGCAAACATTTCACCTTGAGACGGAAGTTTAATCGGATAGCCGATTTGCTTCCAAAGTAGAGGGAGACTATGTACAGGATCAAATGATACGTAGATGTCTCTAGCCTGTCCGAAAAACTCTTCACACACCCTCTTCCTTGTTTTGTAATACCTCGGTGCACCGAACAGAGTAAGGGCAATAGGAAGACTTGTTTTCTTTGCTAGGTCCCATGCGAAGTTGGTCACGTGAGTTGCACCAGCAGAGTACCCAACTAATTCGATTCTTGAGGGCCTAAACCTCTCTAGGGCCGGGAGTATATATTTTAACAATTTCCCTCTTGCCGACCAGTACTGAAGGTATAACCCAAGATGCCTCTTTCGAAAGAGGGTTGGAAGGGCAAGAGCATCGAATGCCCAGTCATCCATTGTCTTGGTGCTTTGAAAAGAAATAATCAAGGCTTGACTTCCTTCATGGAAGTCAAGTCGGTACTGGAGATTACAACCAACAGTGATCCACGGTCCATGTGTTACCTTTTCAAAAAGGTATGATGGAGTTAAAAAAGATTGAGCAAGAGTATTCATTTTCCCTCCTTTCTATTCTTATAACCTGTTATCCTACCGTTATTTCGCCTAACCTGCTTACCGGCTTCTATCGCCAAGATAACATCACATTCACAAACTGCTATCCGAAAGCCTTGCCGGTACACCTTCACCTGATGATTTGCTATGTACCGTTTGATTGTGGCAGAGCTTACACTATTCCTTTTAATAACGTCAATCATGGAATAGTACCCGCCAGGGGGAGAGAAAGGGTCCTTTTGCTTTGTCGGCTTCGGAACTTTCGGTAATACCTTTTTCGCTTCTGGCTCTACTCGTCTTATTTCTTCTTCTTCTTTCCTATCGCGGTTTATCTTTTGATGCTTTCCCACAAGATTGAACTTTTCGCGCGGGGTCATGCTTGCCCATTCCGGAAGTTTTGAGAGTGTTGATACTATTCCATCCATGATTAGTTATCCTTTCCTCCTTGCTTCGTGGGCGGCATGAATAGCCCTAACTTCCCGCTCGGAAACCCACCCGTCTACCCCGTGGTTTTTTAGCTCGGTAATAAATCCGAGGCATTCTTCTATCGCCTTATCCAGCCTATCCCCGTGCGCCTTCTCTTCGGCAAGCTCGGTACGGATGCTTTTCGTATCGTTTGTTAACTGCGTCATGCATTTATAAGCAAGCTCTATCTCAGCACGGAGTCGGCGAACTTCGGCTTCAAACTCTGATGCGCGAGCGGCTTGGTATCCAAGTTCGTCTTCGTAAAGCCGGTCTATCTCGGTTGGTTCGGTGGGCGGTTGAATCTTTCCTGTCCCATTGCACTTCTCGCATTGCACTTGAACGGGACAAGCTCCAAGGCAGTTCCCTTCCCCGTCGTGATCGTTTACTCCGGGCGAGTGTTCTGCTGTGTATCCTTTCCCTCCGCACGTCTCGCAGGTTCGTTCGCTCATTTTCCCGTCTCCTTGCATGATGGCTTTCCATTCACCGCACCTGCATTTACACTCAGGTGCGTTTTGCTCGCACGCGAAAGCGCATAATCTTTCCGCGCATCGCTCCCTTTCCGCTTTGACAGCCGCTTCACGGTGGGAGGCGATGAGGGCGGCAGGAACTCCATGAGCCATCAACTCAAGCCTAATTACCTCTTCATCGTCTCCATCGTCATCCCTATCACTCGGCAACGGATCTGAGGGGGTGGAGAGGAGTTTAAGTGCTTCATTTATCGGTATTGCCACTGTATCAGGACATGCATCGGCGGTATGTTTCCCACAAAACTTAGCCGCGATTTCTAAAGCCTCCCGCGCTTTTTCCAGCTTCTCAGCGGGGGTCATAGATACCTTCCCCATTTACCCGCATGCGCCATAAATCCGCCAATGATTGCACCAAGAGCAATCACAAATCTGGCAAGCGCTCCATCTGGTCCTGGTGCGGTTATATAACCGAATCCACCGTATACAAATGTGCTTACTAATAGACCAATAATAAGCCCGAAAAATGTAAGAACAATACTCTTAATAGTTCTTGTCTTCTCAGCGTCGGTCATGGTTTGCCCCTCTTTACCATAAAACGGCCTCCGTCAAATCCTTTTCGGTTTTGAGCCTTTGCGGTTTCAATCTGTAAAGCCATAAACTTTGATTCTTTTTCCATTTGTTCGATTTTGCTCTCAATATATTTGAGTTGTTTTTTATATTCCGTAAGAGACACATTGAAATTGATTAAGCATTCTTCATGCCATTCTGTCGACCTTATAGCCATTCTGTACGCTCCTTCAACTCCTCAACCGTACAGTCAAGGTCAACCATTGTACCGTCATCGTTCTTGATACGTGCGATGTGGTCGAAATTACCGAAGCACGATAAGACAAAACGCTCCTTTATCGATCCAGAATAATAGCCTATAAATATATGTTCATCGCCATCATCCCAAAAAACATACCGCTGACCGACTACCGGCTCCCATTCTTCGATGGGTTCGGCATGGAGCCAACTATTATTATAACAATCCACGAAATAAGCCCCGTCATGACCCACTATTTGAATATTTTCTATTGCAAGTGATCTGTCGTAATCCCACACCCTGCAAACCACTGCTCTCGGCAACCAGTCCGGTCCATCCTGCTTTACTGTTTTATACGGCATATATCTTTCCTCCCTTAGAGGGTTACAAAACTATAGGTTCTTCTTCTTCTTCTGAGGCCAGATTAAGGTAGGCTCTGGCTTTTTCGAATGCAGAGGAGGAGTAACAGGCACCGTCAGCTCTTCGGAAAGGACAACCAACACACTTAATATCAAAGCAACTTCCATGATTCCTTACAAGGACTCTAGCTCGATTTCTATAAACTGCTTCAACATCCATAGGTTTACCCTTGTAAAAGATGGGGGCAGGTGAGCAACGCTTCCTTACCCCCAAATCATACGCCGGGGAGCAGGCTTCTTTCCTCTCCCCTTAAAAAAACTTACCTCCCCATACGAGGAGGGAGAAACCTAGTTTGAGAGCAATTTTACATACACCGCAGTATCATTTAAGAAAGACACCTTCCCAAGTGTGTGAAGATATTTGACAAAAATCTTGACCTCTTTTTCAGAATGAAACGAGATACCATTGACTTGGCCGTTGAAGGTATACGAAAGGAATGCAACGTCCCCTTGATCCATAGTTGTATATTCGCAATAGTCGAGGATGTAGATGCTCGACTGGACGTGTATTTCTTTGGGGGGCATTTTTGCATTTTCTTTTTCCGATGTTGCCCCGCAACGAACTATCGAAGTTATCAACATGGCAAGTATGATGGCAAAACAAATGCCCCCCAAAGTACCGCTAACTACTTCCCAAACATCCCTGGTTTTAATCATTTTCTAACTCCCCTTAGAGGTTTATAACCTCTTTAGTAACTGTCTCGACCTCTTCATCTAACGGGTCGGTTACCGTTCCGCCGGGTCCCGTAAGAAGAAGAAGCGTGTTTTGCCCCGGTTCTTCTAGTATTGCATCAGAGACGTACCAGATTAAGCCGGAAACGACATCCATCTCATAGAGCCACACTTTTCCTGAAGTCCCGATACGATACACGAGAACCCCATCTCGATCAGGGAAATATCGTACCCCCTGCTTTGAGCGATTCATGAAAATCTTTGAGCCTTTTTTGGCAGGAAAAAGATTCTGAGGGTCGCCGGGGGAGAAGCTGAATGCGGTTTTTGAAGCTCTGAACTTCGAATGCGGGAACTTGGTTGAAGTACGATTCGACGGGCTAATTGTTTCCTGCGCCCGGTTTTCGTTTACCTTCCCCTTATACCCCCAATCTCTCCAATAGTCGTCATCATAATCACGATCATAATATTTATCTTTATAGGTCGTGATCGGAACACGTTTGTAGTAGTTCTTGTTGCTGTAGAATATGTTGATGTCTTTGTCCGGCTGTTCCCAACCCCCGAAGTACAAAAGAGAACCGTCGCCTTTCATGATAACAAGTTTCGAGTACCCGATAGAAAAGTTGACCAGCCTGTGAGCCATCTTTGAATTGAACCAATCAGGAATCTTTGACATCGGGTAGAGGATGTCGTGGACATAATCCATCGTATCTGAGGGATGAATGTAGATTTCTTCTCCCTTTTCGTCTTTCTCTCCGGTTGGGTATTTCCACTTTCCTACCATAGGAGACGAGATTATCCCATTATGAGCAATGACATAAGGGAAGGACCCTTCCAGCTTCACCATCTCATTCATATCTTCCGTAAGAGGGAACGGATGAGTGTGTGTCGGAGCTTTCTTATCCCCGTGAGTTCCTATCCGAAAGTGCATGACGATCGGAGTTTTAAGGATTTCTTCCTCCGTCTGAAACTGAGACAGAAGTTCTGTGTGGAAGGTGTTGAAGTCCATTAACCCCTTTTGGTAGTAGACTTTCCCGCCTTTTGGAAACATAAACCCGGCTCCGTCGGAGTTGTTTTCAAAACAACCTTCCAACCGTTCCTTATCGGGCATAGGAAACCCGGATTCTTTTGACACGATTATGCACATTGTTACTACCTCCAAAGAATAATTTGATTAGACGCCTAGAATGGCTCGTCCTCTTCGTCCTCTTCGTCCTCTTCGTCCTCTTCGTCCTCTTCGTCCTCTTCGTAACGGTCAGAATCTTCCTCTTCTTCTTCCTGAGTCGGAACAATGGGATCAGGTTCGCTACTGCCGGTTTCCGTCTCGACTCCGAGGTTGGAGGAATTGATTCCAAGTGGAACAACTCTTGAAACATAGGCCGAAAGAACGGGACTGTTGATCTCTGCGATTAACGCATCGAAAGAGATATCTCGGCACGTCTCGAACGTATTATCCATGACAAACTTACATATTCCATACACGAACTCCAACGTTGCATAGAACGTATCAATATTAAGTGTCGAGCGGAATGTTCGGAACTCATAGGTGTTCGAGTTAGAAATGTTTAACTCACTGTGATGCCCGGAACGTGCAATCTGGGAGTCCCGTAGTGCTTGGAACTTTCTCAGATCAGTGACGGTTTCCGCTATCTGCTGTGCAGTTAGAACTGGCGCGGCCCAGGAACTCTTGCTGTCTGCTGTTCTCCGACTGAAGTAGAGTATCTCTTTTTCAAACCTTCCCAGAAGTAGGCTTAACCTGCCAGGGATGACTTTTTCCCAACGGGTCGGGTCAGAACAGTTGATGGCATATCCGAGTTCTCCGAAAGCACTCTTGTTCACATGAACATGAAGTCCGGCTTTGATGGAATCGTGCCCCCGCAAACCAGCTTTCAATATTCCCTTAAAGAAGCGTTCCCATTTGGGGCGGGACTCTCTCCAAGCTCCGATGGTTTTTGGCTGAGAGATTATCTCAACTCCGTAACTGGAGAGAGAACCGTCTCGCGTAGCTTCAACTTTTTCTTCAGCCATGAACGAGTCGATTAACCGAAGAACCATCGTTGGATAAGCCAGGACTGCCCCACCGGACGCTCGATCCACCTCAAGCTCTACTCCGAGGAAAAGGGGGAACTCTCCCAGTTCATGTTTCCCTATGAATCTCGGATTAGAGTGCGACTCGTTGCTGTGGTATTCGCGGGAACACCCGTGAGAGGCACAAGGCTTACAGAGGGAGATTCCTTCGATGGTTAATGCTTCTTTGAGAGGAACCTGTCTTCGACACTGCCTACACGTTACCTTAGATGCCTCACAGGTGGGGCAAGAAAATGGGTCGGAGTCGGTTGAGCGTTGGACTATTTTACCGCAAGAGCAGATGATGTTTCCTATTGCGTGGGTAGAACAAACATACCGCTCGATACCATCATCGAAAACTCGCTTGTATTTTTCCTCTCCTAGAAGCAATTCCCCGCACGTGAAACAAGTACTGAAGAGGTCCACGACCTCCTGACATTCTGGACATCGTCCCTGAGTTTCCTTATGCCACTTCCCACACATAGGGCATTGCTGCATCCCTTCTGCTTGAAGGAGTTTAAGTTGCCAAGCTAGAACTCTGTCTCCTTTGGAAGCAGTCACCCGTTTGTAAAGTTCGCGTAGATTCCCGACCCGTTCCCTTGCGGTAAGCATGTTGAAAATGGTGTGATTTCGTTCTGTGATTGTGTCCGGGGAGGACGACGTTCGCATCCATCGAAGGGCTGAATCGTCTACAGAGCTTTTATTGTGCATCCTAGCAGATTCAACAACCTCTGTCACAAGTGGGAGAACCGTGGCCGAATCATAACCAATCCGTCTATTTCCCGTGGAATCTCTTCCGTAAATACAAGAGGCTGTGACTCGTTCAATCTTGACAAATTCACCGGAATATATGTACTTCCCGATAAACGGAACCAAGTCTTCCTGTGTAACTTCCGAAACTTCCACATAGTTACATAGGAAGCTCGATATTGCGCCCTTAACTATGCTTCTAACTACATTCATATTAACCTCCTGTGGAGAGGCAGGAGTGACCCTGCTTATGAGTAACTTAACGTTCTCACACTTGCGCCTAAGCAACTCTCCACTGCGGTGATTAGATCACCGCGACATACCGCCAGGAGCGGTATTTCGTACCGGAACGGCCTTCAGCGGTAACGAAGGGATGATCCGTGTCGTAACCGGAGGCACTGTGGATTTTGTCCGAAGTCAGCTTCTTGAAGGTCTTAACGTACTTCTCGTCCTTGGCCTTGATCGCCGCTTCGAGCTTGTCGAGATAGTCGGAACGGAAGATTTTCTTCCCGTCCAGAGCACCGATGAGAGCATCGCAGTAGTCCGTCGGACCGTAGATTTTCGCCTCGGAAGTGGATACGACGATGTTTTTGGTGAGAGCCATGTATGGCCTCCTATAGAGAAAATATCCCACACATACGTGTAGGGGAGAGACACGAGGAGTGAAAAGGGGCTATGCCCATCTACAGGACAATATCGACTATCCCATATTTCGGATTTTCCGACGCCCAGCACTCAAAGTCAGCGATGAAAGATGAAGGAAACGAGTAGCCAGACACTGCCCGGATTATCTCTTCATCCGTCGGAAGTCGGTAGGTCCGGGAGTTTGTATCAAGACAGTTCCCGGAAGTACAACTGCTTAAGCGGAAACCACGCGCCCCATCAATTACAATGGATATTTGGTTCAATGGGTAGTTATGCCCATTTTCGCAACTGGTTGGAACAACTGCTTGATACCGAAGATAAGATAGGTGCATGAGGTCGTATTTTGAATAGAGATACGCTCTGGATTGCGCAGGAATCCTCCTCTCTTCGACATCCAGATTGATAAAGGCTAGTAACATCTCCTGACCCATACCAGTCTTTAGCATACGATAAACTTCAGCACGAGCAGGACTAAGCTCAAATGGTATTTGTTCTGCCTGAAAGAGCGAATACTTTTCCCTTGCGCTGGCAGTTTGTCCGAGAACTGCCGCAAGAAACAAATCACTAAACTTCAATTTCCTCCCTCCTTAAAGTACTATTAGTTCTTCCTCGAAAGGACTGCTGACAATTTTTTGGAAAAAAGCCAATTTAGCCTTGAGGTATTTCGGGTTGCCGGTATCCGACGGCACCCCCGGAACACCTAGCGTGTTTGAATGAGGAAGCCCGTCAAGAGGACACTGTCTACAGTCCAAATGTGTGCAGTTCCCGTCAAAGGCTAACATCCTTCTGGCGAAGTCTTGATACTTCGCATACTTTTGTTCCATAGTTCCTCCTTAAAAAACAAGGGCTTTCAGCAGCATTGCCTACTCGCCCACTACCTACTTATTTTCGATAGTCACTGACCCATAGAATGGTTGGGAATATTTCATGTCCCAAGCATACGAGGGATACTCAAGGCAGTTGAGGGAATCAGCTCCCTCTTTCACCACGACTCCGACTGATGCCTTTTTGGAATAAAACAATGCTCCCCGCCGTAGACTTCATCAAGCAAGGGTATTTCCCTTCTACTGTAGATGGCTTAACTTCAATCGATAACATAAGTTTCTCTCCTTATAGGTCAGGCAGGAATTGAACCTGCCTTTGCGGCCTAGAGAGACTACACCCGTTTCCGGTTCACCTCTCATACCCTTGACCTAACCTTAACTCCACGATTTTTGGCGTCGCTTGCGGGAACATGAAAACGAAGAGCAGTGTAGCTGTTATTTGGGGGGCATTTCTGGCTGAAATGCTGGCTAGGGAACGTGGTCCGAGCCGAGGCCGTTAGAGGGGAAAGAACGTCCTGTCCGTTTCCCACGGCCCCCTATAGGCTACGTGCGTCTTTTGCTGGTTTTCAGTAAGATAGGTATTTACTTCCTATCCCCGTGTTACCGCCTATCGCGGTATCCAAGGCCCGGCTAGAACAACGGCTTCTAATGATTAGGATTTACTCCCGCCCATTGAAGTGCCCGTACTCCCCGGCTTTCATGCCTTGGACTGGTGAGAGCTACGCCAAAGTGTTCACTTCTTTGGCTTTAATGTAGGTGTCTACGTCCTACGCGCTCATGTTAAAGAACCTTTAGTTGTCCGAGGATTGCTAGACGCGAACGTTCAATAGCTCTCCCTTTTCTAACGCGCCATTACGCGCGGGGGCCTCTGGTTCGCCCAACACCTATAGTAAGGTAAAGGATTTTCCACGGTCCCGCGAAAAGTTTATCACTCTTGCGCTCCCGTTCTCCTTTACTCTTGAATCCATTGTCTCATGGATTGAAAGGATTGTCAATCCCCATTCGATCGATTTTTCGCTCTTTCTCGTGTTGACGTTTGTCTAGCGGATAGGGAAAAGCGGTTAAACCGCGTCCTTTTGGTTCCCGTATCGGCGCATAGGGTTTCGTCTGGCTTCCTGATATAGTTGACGGATAGTCTTTCAATCCCTATATCATTCTGCCCACGATCAAGAGCGTTCTACGATCGAACGTTGTCTTGACGTTACTTCCGACGCGGATATCTCCGCGTTTCGTCGCAATTTTCAGCGACTCATTCAGGGAAGTTTTTGAGAAAAAGGACCGTCCGATTATGCGAAAATTGCTTTCTTCCTTCTATTTGTAAGGACTCGCCCCGCGTCCGGTCGTGGCCTTGACGCATTGAATACTACTTTCTCGATTAAACGGGAAAGCGCAACGTTTGCGCGGATCAATTCATCTTGAGAGTACAAGATAAAGGATTCCATTTCTTTCGTGGTCAATCCGCCGTGTTCCGCCTTATGGTAAAGACGGCGAACGGTTTTTTCAAGTTTTGTCGCCTTGAGTCCGGCCCATACCTCAACACTATGGTGCTGAAAGACAACGCGCTTTCCCGTCACTAGGTCAATAGCGTATTCTCGGCCCCATGAGTCGAGCGCGGTTCCCGTTTTGTGGGCGCTCCCGCCGGGCTTCCAGGCGCTTTTACCTACGGAAGCACCACGGCGTCCCGCGCAAGAGTATTGAAGGAGACTCTTGCGGGTTGGTACGGGGTCGGTCTTGCGCACTAGCTTTCCCGTGGTCGGATTAAGCACATGCGATTTAATCGTCTTAGGCATCGGGCTTTACTCCTTTTTCGTTAAGATGCTTCATTGTCTCATGGGTAGAAATAAATGTCAATCGGGAAAAGGATATTTTTTCGTATGTATTGAAATGTATCTAGTTGTATCTAGTTGTATCTAGTATGTATCATAATGGAGAAGGGGGAAGGTAAAAAGATAAGTGTATGAAGGATAAAGAGATAGATTCGGGTTGAGTCAATAATTGGACTAAATGTATCGATGTATCTAGTGCATCGGGGGAATTATTTATTTAATTAAGTTAAATTGTTACACGGTAAAGAGTTAAATTTAATTTAATTCTTTTGAGCGGATGATACATAGATTTATAAGGTTTTCTATATATATAGTAATATATATGTATAATAAATTATATAAAATAAATAATGTAAAATAAGAAAATAGGTTTTGGAGTAGATGCAACGGGGGAGAAAATGGGGGGAAAATGGAGAAAAAGCGTGGGAAGGACGGGGGAGCATAAAAGACACCATGAAAGCGCCGTAATGGGCCGAAAAAGGCGTCATAACGGGGAATACAAACGACTCAAGGCCGCGGAAATGCCCCCCAAATACTCAAGGGGCCATTTCCACGCGGGGGAGTGTCAATCTATGTATCTATCCGCACCGATACATGCTAGATACATGCTAGATACAGATAGATAACCGACGGTTAATTCATGCCCAAAGCGACAAGAAGATGCTTTTCCATTTCTGGAGTAAGCGCCGAATTGTGCGGGACGCCTTCCGATGATACGGAAAAGAGGAAACGGGATGATACGCCGAAACGAGTTTCAAGCGAGTAGATTATGTGCGTACTTGAATAGGTATGAAAAACTTTTTCTATTCGAGCGTTCGGGTAGAAAAACGTAAGGGCTTTCGAAGCGGGGATGGCACGTTCAATAGCTTGTGTCATGATTAAGTCTCCTTAATAAAGATTCTCTCACGGGGGAGAAGGAAAAGCAATAGCCCAAAAGAGGATTGACAAGAAAAAGGAAGCGAGTATACCTATACAAGTGTTAAGGGGTTACCCACATGGGGGACCGGGGCGCGTCGCTGGGGGAATGCACCACATACAACTTCTAACCATTTTTGTCAAAGTCAATCAGAATTAGCCCACAAACTCCTACTTGACAAATCCCACCACCTACGGTACCCTCTCCTCATGAACACTCGTGAGATCATTGAATCTGGGAAGTTCCACCCGGTTGCCGGAAAGCTCCTTGCCCGCATCGACAAAGTTCAAAGCAAGGGACTCATAATCCTTCCTACATCCGCACAGTGGGAAACCTCCACGGCGACCGTGATCGAAGTGGGCGCAGACCTCCCCGACTACCTAAAGCCGGGTGTCCGGGTACTGCCCCACGAAGCCTCCGGTCTTGCCGTGTGTGAGGAAGACAACGTGCGCTACGTAGTCTATGAACTCAAAGACCTGCAAGCTGTCTTTGATAACCCGAGTGAGGAAGAGTTGAAAGAGTTCTTCGAAGGAAGGGAAAAGTAATGATCGCCCCGGAAACCGAGGACTTAGGGACAGAGCCGAGCAATACCGAAGTTACCCTATCTGGCCGCACCACGTTCGCTCCAGAGGGGAAAGTAGCTTCCTTGCCAGCCTACCCGAACGGGTGGGTCTGTCCTAAGTGTGGTTCCGTCTACAGCCCCTACGTTACCGAGTGCTTCAGGTGTAACCCCCCTATAGGGTATTATTACCAAGTATCCCCTGAAGGGGATAGCACCTACACCGCAGGGTCCGTAGCTTCTTCTTGACTTTTTCTTACTTCTCTGTTATTCTTTTCTTAGAGTTTCGCAACCCTAGGGGACAAGCAGATTACATAGGCCAGCGCGGTAATAGGATTTGGGGGGCATTTACCTCTACCTTGCTGGTTATCCTGCTTGTCCCCGCCTTTTTACCTATTTCTACCTATTGACAATTTGGAGATATTGGGCCATTATTGAAGAATGGAAATAACCGAGATTGAGTTGCGGACCCCAGAAGGGGAGCAGGGCTTCCTCGAAGTCAACAAGCAGGTACTTGAGCAACTCGCGGTTAGGTCGTTGATAGACCTGATGCGCTCCTCCACTGCTACTCCTCAAGATAAACTCAACGCGGCAAAGACGGCTCTTGAAGCTGTAGGAAAAGCGAAGCCAAATACCGTACCCGCGCAGACTACCAACAATTTTCAATTCAACACGGCTATCACGCCGCATATCACGGAGGCTCTTGGTGGCCTCGGGAAGACACTCGCACTCATGGGAAAGGTTACCGAAGCAACTATAGTCCCGATTGGAAATGCCCCCCAAATGGAAGGAGACGAGTGATATGGGATTCAATACAACGGGTGAGCCGAGGCTTAGTATGAACGAGATACGAAAAGTTATTGTTGATCTACAGGTAATGGAACCTCAGATTAAGCGTCTAGCTGTTGTGGTAGAGTATGCGGATAAGAGTGTCTCCTATATTCGGGCTGCTGCTGAAGGGGTGGATGAGTCGATACTACCGTTTATCGGGATGCTGGACTTCGCAAAGATGGGATACTTTGACGGGCTTACTTCGGTCGCGGAGGGAAATCCGGTAGATGAACATGGCCTAATCGGGGATGTCTCCTGGGTAGAGGATGGGATGGATGCCTGAGAGCTCGGGAAATGCCCCCCAAATATGGCCAGGGCTGGAGTTCAGTCCTCACCCGATGGCACCTACATTTGCGAAGGAGAAAGACCCCGGACTGCTGTTAAGACAGATTATTACAGAAGCGTCTTCACAGAATATGGCGACCAGTGAAAAGGTCATGAGCCTACTTCGGGAAGCAGGGTTCGTTAGTCTGTGGTTTTATTTGAAATATATTGCTGGTTCGGATGGTCCGTATAATCTGCTCAACACCGATCTTCATGTCGATATGTGTAACTTTCGTCAACGAGTGGCCACGACACCTGGGATAAAGGCGGCGGGGATAGTACCACGTGCTTGCTTCAAGTCTACTATTTGGTCTCATGGCTCGAACGGTTGGGAGTTATTGAGGGACCCTAACTTACGTGTTGGGTGTACGTCGCAACTGTATGATCGCGCATTATCTTTTGTTCAGTCAACTATAAATACGTTTACCTTAAACGAGTTTCATAAAGCTCTGTACCCGGAATGGAGCAAACAGAATAAGTCGAATGTCGAGTTAATCCTAAACAATCGAACTCGACGCTTCCCGGAACCGAATCTTCAGGCTATCACCGCAGGTGGTTCGACTCAGGGTATTCACGTAGACCTCTTTGACTGTGACGATATCGTCGGTGAAGACATGCTTAATGCAGACCATGTGGCTGGAGCAGAAATGGCTCGTATGGGAAATTGGCTATATAGTAACTTGAAGAACCTGGTAGTGAGTTGGAAGTATTCTCGGGTTATGGTAGTTGGAACTAGGTACGCGATCGACGACCCGTATGAGAGACTGATGCACGAGACTAAGGAGCAACTTGGATATTGGGACCCGTTAGTATCTGAATACCCTGTAAACCCGAATGGTGAATGGGTTACCTACTATCGTCCCGCGAAACAGCAGAACGCAGACGGGAGTGAGTATTCTATAAATCCAGATTCGTTTACCGTTGCGGCTTTGGACACCCTTCTGGAATCTGATCCGTGGGTCTATCAGAGCCAGTACGCGAATAATCCGATTGCCGCAGGTGCGTCAGACTTTGGTGGGTACAAGGTCCATGATTGTGAGGTAGAGTGGAACGACATTCAGGAGACGTATGAGATAGTCAAATACTCCGATGCAAATGGTTACGAGAGAATCGATTTTAGAGACTGTGATCTTGTAATTGCGGGGGACCCTAGTGGAGGGTCAACCAAAGCGTCGTTGTCCAACTCTAGAGCCTCGGTTGCAGTAGTGTTGACTGACTATTTAGGAAACCGTTACCTGGTGGACGTTGAATCGGGATTTGTTCTTCCAACGAAGTTTTTTGATTGGTTGTTCCAGTATAAGGAAAAGTACGGAACTAAGGTTCGGGCCACGTTTGTTGAAGCTCAGGGAGGATTCAAGAGCTTCGTCAGTATTATCCGAAAAGAAGAACAGATGCGTGGGAAGTACCTAAACTTTCTAGGTATCCCGGCTCTTGGAGAGAAAGAAACAACTATTCGAAACATCCTTCAACCTGTTTTGGACAAAGGTCAGTTGTATGTAAAGAAGTCGATTCGAAGTAAGCTGATGGAAGAGCTTCGAGTGTTTCCGTCGCGTAGGATGGACTTGTTGGATGCTTTGAAAATTGCTATATATAGAGGAATACGTCCGAAGTCTCCGGAGCACCAGGATGATGAGGATGAATATGAAAGGAAGAAAGTTCGTAAGCGAATAGTTTCAAGAATTACTGGATACTAAGGAGGAATCATGTCAGATGAACTGAATCTGGATACAAGCGGAATGGAAACGACAGAGGCTGAGGATACGGTTTCGCAGGAAACTCCGTATGTGCCATCAGACATTTTTAAGGATGCGGCAACGAAAACTGCCATCCTGGAATACGTCTGCTCCGAGATTCTTGATGTACGGGATGGCGCGGATAGAAAGACTCTTGAGGAGAGATGGGAGAGATATCGTCGTCTTCGACGAGCGAAACCTGAATCTGAAACCCGTTCGTCTCCTTGGAAAAAGTCGGCAAACGTCATGCCGCCTCTTACGGCGCAGAAAGTTAATACAATTTTTGCAAAAGAGATTGCGGCATTCGCAACGAAGAAACCTCCGGTAACGGTGCAGGCTATGAATCTTGCGGATGCAGACAAAGCAGAAAGTCTTGGTAGGTTCTTCAAGGGATTGGCTGAGTCCCGAAACGGTCTCAATATGCCGAAGAACATGCAGACGATATTTTACGAGCAAGTCTCAATGGGAGTTCATTTTGTCAAGGTTCCGTTCCTCATTGACAAGTGGGCGTTTAAGAGAACTGGAGACGCTGGTTCTGAACAGGTAACATATACTCGGCATCAAGGTCCGGCAATTGTCTCGATTCGACTTGAGGACCTCTTTACCCGTCCGTACTGGAAGGACCTGCAACGCGCACCTTGGGTAGCGGTCAGATATCGATACTTTAAGCATGAACTGGAACAGCAGGCTGCGATGGGTGCTTTTGATTTGGAAAAAGTAACTGGAGTCTTTTCAGTCCCGCTGACAGAATACGATGAAAACACTCTCAGTACTCTTAACTCTGCTGGGGTTGAGGTAGGTTCTCTTGGAGCGCAGGAACCAAATAGGGAGTACGAGATTTATGAATGCAATGTTTTCTGGGATGTAGATGGTGATGGGATTCCAGAGGATATTAAACTTTGGGTGGAACCGGAGACCAAGACTCTGCTCCGTTCCGAGTATAACCCGCTCTCAATCCGAGATATTGAGCCGGTGATCTACTTCGACGACCCGGATGTGCTTTACGGTGTCGGTGTCTGTGAGATGACTGATGCGATGCAGGAGGAAGTTAGTACGCTTCACAATATGCGTTTGGATGGAACGCACCTGGCGATGCTGAAGCTGTGGTTTGCTAGACGAGGTTCTGGGCTTACTGACGAAGAGTTCACTCCGTTTAAGGTTATGGAGCTGGACGACCCGTTGGCAGACCTGCGTCCTGTAGACTTCCCAGATGTTGCACCTAGTTGTTTGTCTGGTGAGATGATAGCTCGTGAATACGCGGACAAGGTTACTGGAGCTTCCGATTACATGGCAGGGTTTAATGATAAAACTGTTGGGTCCGGGGCAACTTTGGGCGGGACTATGTACCTTGCCCAGCAATCAAATAGTATCTTGAACAGCATTTTGCAAAATGCGGAGTTATCCATCTCGAATATTTATCAGATCGCATTCTACCAGTGTGTGGCGAATAAGGAAAAGATGGACCTGTCCTTCCTTGATCCGGATGATGCGGCAAACGTCATGGAGATTCTTTCGATGGAAGTTGAGGAGATTCCGACGAAGTTCCGGTTTATGGTGAAGGCAACGGATATCTCCAAGACGGATGATGCGAGGAAGCAGAACTTTTTGGCTATGTCGCAAATGTACTCTATCTACGGGGAAAAGGCTTTGCAGGTAATTTCTTTGATGCAGCAGGCCCAGGACCCGATGCAGAAAGAACTTCTGATGAAGTTACTCTGCGGCTCTACTGATTTTATGGCGAAGATGATTGAGTTCTTCGATGTAGGAGACCCGAAAGATTATCTACCGTACTTAGATTTCTTGAAACTCCAGCTCAAGGCGTACGATGATCTGCGGATCGAACAGACTCAGGCACAAAAGGAGGCTATGCGAAGTGGACCAGTTGGTGGTGGAACCCAAATTGCTCAAGGTGGCGGGGCGGTTCCGAGTCAGCCCGGCGTTATGCCGGGGGTTGGTGGTGTTGGACTCGGAGGAACGAGCAGCCTTGCTCCGGTTCCTTCAGGACCGGCGGCGCCAGGTAGCGGAATCCAGCCTGGAGCGTTCGGAAGGTAACGAGGTGTATCGAGCTCAAGGGCAGGTTCGTGCGTTGAAAGACGCCGAGAATGTCCTTGGAGATATTATAAAGGCTTTGGCCGAGGAGAAACTTGATGTTGATGAGTAAGAAGATGCAGATGTTTATGACTGCGGACAGTGGGGCTGGGGGAGGATCGCTTCCTCCCCTGACGAATGCGGACAATGTTCTGCTTCCGGAGATAGCAGGACAGGGGGTAGAACAGGATATCTCCTTAGAAGATGAGTATGAGTATGTGGTAGAGGGGTCGGCTGAGGCCATGGCCGCAAGGCAGTCCGCCTCTGACGAACCGGAAGAGCTTCGTGGGAAGAGCCGTGAGGAGATATTGGCGGCCTTGGTTGCGGAAAGGGCAAAGCTGTCAGCAGAGGCGGCGAATAATAACCCTGTCTCGGCTCTACAGCAGACGATGAATCAGCTCGTCACCCAGATGCAACCTCAAAAAGCTCCAGTAACTCCAGGATATCTAATTCCTAACAAGGCTCCTCAGATGTCTGACAAGGAGTTTGAGAAGTACATCAACGATTTGACATTGGAAAATCCGTATCGAGCGCAGATGGAAATACAGGCTCGCACGATGGGACCTGTGATTCAGACGTTTGCTTCTTCTCAGGCGCAGTTGTCGCGTGAACTTCTATTTGCAAACCCGAGTACCAAGAAGGTTTATGACAAGTACGCACAAGAAGTAGAGCAGGCTGTGGCGAGTATCCCTGTGGCAGATAGAATCCAGAACCCCCGTGTGTACCAGACGGCGTTGGAAGTAGTGAAGGCTCGTCACATGGAGGATTTCGTAACCGAAGGGCAGGAAGAGAGACTTGCGGCGATGTTGGATGCGAAGCTGAAGGAGCTCGGAATTGATCCGACCAAACCTGCGGCAAAGCAACCGCAATCAACCTATACTGCACCGATGTCGGCTCAACGTCCGGCAGCAAACTCGACCCCGAAGAAGGTTGTAGCTATTCCTTCTTGGGTTAAAACTGAAGCAGAGCGGAAGGGACTCGACCACGGGTTCTATTATGAGCATCTCAAAGCCCAAGGGCGAGTGAAATAAGGAGGATTAGATGCCGAGAAAACTGAAAGAAGTGATAGCGGAGGTGGATGTGAACGTAGATGCGGGTGAAAATGCCCCCCAAACTGAGGAGAATGAGGCAAAAACTCAAATAACTCCAAAATCTCTTATGATAGACTCTTCATACTCTGAGGCAACTGTGGTAAAATTGGACTCAGAAGGTGTTGATCTGTTGTTCGCGCAGAACGAAGATTTTCTTCCGTTGTCTGAAGGGATTGTTCGGCAGTTGTCGAGGGGAAACAGGTCGAGGTATTCGATTGCTCGGCAGTTTCATGATACTTGGCGCGGAAAGCAGGATGAACAGTTCACTGAAATGTTCAGCGTGGATAAGGAGTTTGTTGGAAAGGCGTCTGATAAGATCAACGATCTGACTATACGCTCGGGTATCCACCACAGATGGGCAAGACCTGATCGGGTCAACTACTATCTGGAGAAAGGTTATCGCGTTTTGTCGGCTGATGATGCGAAAACATATCTTGGGGCGAAAGGAACCCACCACGAGATTTCCAAAAATGGAAAAACGGAGTTGGTGTTGGTCGGAATACCTCAGGCGATGTTCGAGAAGAACCAGAAGGCAAAAGTTGAGGACAATAAGAGACGAGCTCTGGCTTGGAAATCAAGTGGAGTTCAGAGGATCGAGGAGCAGGGAGTTAAAGGTTTTGTCGCTACCGATGACGATAAGAGTCGTCCTTGGGCAGAGATAGAATCTCCCGAGTCCGAGAGTTAATTCGTGTAGTAGGAGGATCAGGAGGGCTTGCGTCCTCCTCCTCCACTGAAGTATTGGAGGTCTTATATGGCTTTTCAGCTCTATAAGGGTCCGGGTGATGTCCAGGTAATTCCTGCTGAGAGGTATATTGCCTCCGGTGCGGT